GAGGAAATAATTTATGTCACAAATTGACAAAAGAATACAAGTCAATACGATTATTCAAAATCAGTTACCTGAGTTTGTGGTATCTGATTTTCCCAATGCTACAGAGTTTTTAAAACAATATTATATCTCTCAAGAGTTTCAAGGTGGAACAACTGATTTAATTAGTAATTTTGATCAATATTTAAAAGTAGATAATTTAGTTCCTGAAGTGATAGTTGGTGTCACTACAATTTCATCAGGTATATCAACTTCTGATACTACTATAACAGTTCCTAGCACTAAAGGTTTTCCATCTGAATATGGATTACTTAAGATAGATGATGAAATAATTTCTTATACTGGTATAACCTCAACAACATTCACTGGATGTATCCGTGGTTTTAGTGGAATCACTGGATATAATGTTGGTATATCATCCTCATTACTTGAGATAAATCAGGAGAGTTTAAAGTTTGATAGTACATTAGCATCATCTCATACATCAGGTTCATCTCTAACAAATTTATCAGTATTATTTCTTCAAGAATTTTTTAGGAAGTTTAAGAAAACTTTTTTACCTGGATTAGAAAATAATGATTTTGCAGATAATTTAGACGTAGGTAATTTTGCAAAGTTTGCACGTTCATTTTATCAATCAAAAGGAATTGAAGAATCAATAAGAATCTTATTTAAAGTATTATATGGAGTTGAAGCAAGGGTTCTTGATTTAGAAGGTAATCTTATAAAACCATCTGATGCTGAGTTTATACGTCGTGAAGTTGTTGTAGCAGATTTAATCACACCAAATGGAGAGCCACAGAATTTAACTGGTCAAACAATATTCAAATCAACTGATACTTCTACAAACGCATCTGTATCAGAGGTTGAAATTATTAAAAGAGATGGTAAAAACTATTTTAAAATTGCATTATTTGTTGGTTTCAGTGATCGTGATTTAATTGAGGGTGTATTTACAGTACCAGGTAGCACTAAAGTCCTTGATAAAGTAGATGCTGGTGCAACAATAATAAATGTAGATTCAACTGTTGGGTTTGGTACCACTGGTACAATTATTAGTGGTGCTAATTCTGAAATAAATTACACATCAAAATCAATAAATCAGTTTTTTGGATGTAGTGGTGTTGGTGTAGGTATAGGAACAGCAGATAATATAAGAGCTAACGAAACTATTTTTGGATATGAAAATGGTGATTTATCGAAAAGAATTGACTTAAGAATCACTGGGGTACTATCTGAATTAGTGCCGATTACTGATATAAGTTTGATTAACGAAGGTGAAAATTTCTTTGTCAAAAATATTGGTGAAAAAATTGAAAATGATAGTAAAAACTATAAACAGATATTTGCTAACTCTTGGATATACAATACGAGTTCAAGATTTCAAGTTGATATCCCAGTTGGTGGTTCAACATTTACATTAAGAACTCCGATAGACAAATCATCTCTTAAAGTTGGTGATAGATTTGATATTCTTAAAAGAAATGAGCAAGTTATCGCTGGAAGTGGTCAAGTTGCAAGTATAAACACTGGATTAAATCAAATCACAGTATCTAATATTGCTGGATTTACACAAGATGCAAATCAATTATATGATATTCGTAGAATAGTTGAAAAGGTCACAAGTAGTGGTGTATCTATTGGGCAAGGAAATGATTCGATTATTGCCGATACCCTAAGTGTTTACACTGATGGAAATGCTGATGGTTACGTTGCTTCAAACTCTTTACCAAGTTATGACATTACAACTAATATAATTGAAGAAACTCTTACAGGAGGAACTGCTACAGGATTAGATGCCTTCAACCCATTAAATGATAGATATAGTTTTATTAATTTTAATATCAGTAGAAATCTTAAATTTATACAAGGTGATGCTGTTACTTATCTACCAGAGGGTGAAGCACTAGTAGGATTGGATACTGGAAGAACATATTTTGTTGATCCTGTTATACCCAGTGATCCAAGTCAAGATATTACAAAAATAAGAATTTTTAATTCTCTTGCACAAATTGGATCAGCAAGTACAGTTCAAGTCGGACCAACAACCTCTACAACTGATATTCATAGATTTGTTTTACAAAAACATAAAAGTAGAACATTAGAGCCAGATAAAATTTTAAGGAAAATTCCTTTATCTCAGAACTTATTTGTTAGTTCAAATCAAGATATACCCACTAGTGATATTGGTATTTTGATTAATGGTGTTCAGATTCATTCACCCATATCAGATAATCAAATATATTATGGTCCATTAGAATCTGTTGATTTATTAAACGGTGGAAGTGGATATGATATTGTTAATCCTCCAATCGTAGGTATTGAAACAAGCACTGGTATAGGTGCTGCTGTTGAACCTATTATTCAAGGAACAGTTAAAGAAGTATTTGTTGACCCTCAAGAATTTGATATCGCAGCAGTTACAAGTTTATCTCTTACTGGAGGAAATGGAAGTGGGTGCTTATTACAACCAATATTAGGTAATAGAAACAGAGAGTTGCAATTTGATAGTAGAGATGTATTTTTTAATGGTGGTGTAGATATCGTAAATGAAACAATTACATTTAAAACAGAGCATAATTTAGATAATGGTGAAATTGTATATTACGGTTCAAATGGTAATTCTCCTATTGGTATAGGAACCGCTTATGATCCTGCTAATCAAGTTGCTGGAACTTTATCTGATGGTGCTCCTTACTTTGTAAGGTCTGTTAATCCTTCAACAGTAAGATTATTTAATAGTAGAAATGATGCACTATTTGGGACTGCAGGTATAAACACTGTTGGTTTATCAACTGATACAGCAGCGAGTGGTATTCATAAATTTAGAACAGAAAATAAGAACACTTTAGTTGCTATAAAAGTATTAGAGGAGGGTTCAGGTTATACACATCGCAAATTAAGAGTAAAACCTACAGGAATATCAACGTCATTAAATGTTGTTACTTTTAAAAATCATGGATTTGAAAGTGGTGAACTTATAGAGTACTCAGCAGAGACCACAGCAATACAGGGATTAACCACAACAAATTCTTACTACATTAATAAATTAACAAATGACACATTCCAGTTAGCAGATGCTGGTATAGGTGGTACTTCAACAGTTGATTTCAATAGAGGAAAATATGTAAACTTTACATCATCAGGTGAAGGATTCCAGATTTTTAACTATCCTCAAATAAAAGTTAATGTAGATGTTTCTTTTGGTTCAACAATCACTGGTACTATTGTAGCAACACCTGTTGTTACTGGTGAATTGATTGGTGGATATCTTTATGAAGAGGGAACAAATTATGGTTCTACAACTCTTGATAAAGAAGTGATTCCCAAAGTTACCATTGAAAATGGAAAATTTGCAGAATTTAAACCAATTATTGTAAATGGTAGAATTACTGATGTGGCAGTTGTTAATAGAGGTAGAGAATATAACTCATTACCTGAGATTAGAGTCATATCAACAGGATCTGGAGCAGGTGCTAGAGTTCGTCCAGTTATAGAAAATGGTCAAGTTATTGATGCTGTTGTCACTAATACTGGAATTGGATATAGCAGTGTCTCAACAGAGGTTAGAGCTTTTGCAAGAGGGTCAAATGGAGTATATGGTGCTAGAGTTAGAAGTTTAACTTTAAATAATACACATAGATTTGGAGATTCATTCTTATCAACTAAAGAAGAATCATTGAGATTTAGTATATTAGGTTACTCACAAGATATTGCAAATAATTTTGAAAATACATTTAACGTTACTTCAAGCGGTGAATTTAGTAATATTACAGGTCACTCTCCCATTGTTGGATGGGCATATGATGGAAATCCAATATATGGACCTTTTGGATACTCAGACCCAAGTAATATAAACTCAGATTTAAAAATATTAACACCATCTTATGTAACTGATATTAACAGGGTAACAAATCGTCCACCAGGATATTCAGCAGGATTTTTTATTCAAGACCACGTATACAATGGTTCGGGTGACTTAGATATTCATAATGGCAGATTTGGAAAAACTCCTGAATTTCCAAATGGAGTATATGCATACTTCTCCACTGTCGGATTAGGAACTGGTACAAATAAACTAGAAGGAATATATCCATACTTTATCGGCAATACTTACCGTTCACCATTTATAGTTGAAAATCAGACACTGACTCAGGAGTTTGATTTTAACAATTCAGGATTGAGAAGAAATACTTTACCTTATAATGTAGATGAACAATTTGCAGGTAATGATTTTCTTATTGAATCATATGAAAAAATAAGACAAATTTCAAAAATTGAATCTGTAACAAAAGGTGGAGTTGATGGATTCACTATTTTAAATGGTGGTACAGGTTATAAAGTCGGTGATATAACAGAATTTGATGATGAGGGTACAAATGGATCTGGATTCCGTGCACAGGTTGATGAAATAGTTGGTATTGGAATATCTTCAATTAATACAACCATTACACCATTTGAAAATGCTGTTTTTGAATGGAAGAGTGCAAGCGAGGTCGTAGCAAATTATTTACCATTTATTGAATTAAATGACCAAACATCAGTATCAATATCTGGTTTAAGTAGTTCTATTGTCAATCTAACTAATTCATTTAATGTTGGTGTAAAAACTTCAAGAATTGGACTAGCACAAAGTATGACACAAGGTGCTGCAGGTGGTCTAATACAAGACATATATGTAACTGAAATACCAAATACCATCGCTATTGGAGGTTCATTAAGAGTTGGTTCAGGAAATACATCAGATGTAGAAACTCTAAGAGTATTAAATGTTTATGACTTAAGAAAAGTAATTAGAGTTCAGAGACATACAGGAATTGCTCATACTTTAGGTTCTAATATTGATGTATTAAACAGTAAAATCAGTATTCCCGTAAAGACCACTAAGTTTACATCTGAAGTAAATGACATCATATACTTTAATGGACCTCAATCAGTTGGTGTGGGTACAACCTCTGGTGGAGCAATAGAAGTTGAAAGAGTTACAGGTGAGATAAAGGAAACTGTTTCTATTCCTACAAGAACTATTCATATTCCTAATCATCCATTTAAAACTGGTCAAAAAATTACATTAAACAAAAGAAATGGAGCAAATAGATTTGATGTAGGAAGAACTCCTAATGTCACTGAATTTAAAGTACCTCATCTTGGACAAAATTCACTTGATGTATATGTAATTGACAAAGGTGAAGATAATATTGGTATTTTAACAACAAAGGTCGGCATTGGTAGTACAAGTGAGGGATTATATTTTTACAGTAATGGTTCTAACTCAGGTATTTCATCTGGATTATATTTCTTCCAATCAAACAAAGAGCAAGTTACTGGAGACGTTGATAAAATAGTTACCACAGTATCTACAAATGTTTCTGCAGCGAATACAACAACTCATAACTTAATTGAAGGTGACACAATCAGAATGAATGTAGTTCCTAATCTTAATGTTGGAATAGGAAATACAACACCTGTATCTGTTAATTACAATGAGGAATTTGAAAAATTACTAATTAATCCAATTTTATTCTCTGCTTCAGATGTAGAAACAAATCAAATAGACTTAATTGATCACGGATTTGAAACTGGAGATAAAGTATTTTATGATGGTAATGCAACTGGATTAAGCACAGGTACATACTTTGTTAACAGAGTAAGTAGTAGAAGATTTCAACTTGCTGAAACAATTCTCGATATTAATTCAAATCCAGTAAGAACTGTCAATATTACAGCAAATACTGGTGGAAATAATCAGTCTATTGCTCCAATAAATCCAAGAATTGATGTAGTAAAAAATTCAAAATTAAATTTTGGTTTAACTAGTTCCACTCTGTTAAACTTTGATTTTAAATTATTCTATGATAGAGAACTTACAAATGAATACTTGAGTTCACAAGATTCTCCTTCATTTAATGTTAGTATAGGTGGTACTATAGGTATTGGTACAAATAATACTGACCCGATAGGAGCAGCATTAACAGTTCAATACTCAGAGTCCACACCTGGCAGATTATATTATGGATTAACAAAAGGTGGTTTTATAAGTACAGCTGATACTGAAGTTTCAAATTATTCTGAAATAAGATTTATTGATAGTGAATACAATGATGAATATAAAATATTCAACGTCACTGATAGCACATTTGATTTTTCTCCAAAAATTCCAGAATTTTTAAGTTATACAAGTAGTGATTGTGAAAAGTTAGAGTACTCAACAAAATCTACCGCTGTTCATGGTCAAATAAAAGATTTAAGTATTATATCTCCTGGTTTCAATTACAAAAAATTACCACAATTTAAATCTGTTAAGAGTGAAAGTGGGACTGATGCAAATATCATTGCGTCTTCAAGAGACATTGGTAGGATTAAAAAGATTAGAATTGTTGATATTGGTTATGAATATTCATCAGATAAAACACTAAGTCCAGAAGCATTCATTTCACCTGTTGTGAACATTGATAATCTGGATGTTATTGATTCAGTTAACATTATAAGTGGTGGTGCTGATTATATGAGTACACCTAATTTAATTGTATTCAATCCAGTATCAAATACAGTTGTTGACACTCTATCATTACAACCATTTACACCTAACCAAACAATATCAAGAGTTGATGTTTTATCACCCGTAACTGGATTAGATTCAGTAGTTCATAAAATAATTTCGATAAACAACTCAAACGGTGTAGGAATCAACTCACTTCAAATAAGCAATTCAGGTGTTGTTACTTGTTTCCTTGAGACTCCTATAAATGGATTTGAAAATCAACCATTTGCTGTTGGAGATCAAGTTTATGTTGAAGGTATACAAAGAGTAGGTGAAGCAGGAATTGGTGCTACTCAAGGTGGAATATCAACTAATACAACTGTTGAGGGAACTGGATACAATTCTGATAATTATAATTATCAATTCTTTAATGTAGATGATTATATTATTGGAACTCAATGTGTATTAAAGTTTAGCACAGCAGGTGTTACAACAAATCCTGGCATCGCTAAAACTTTCCAATCTGGTTATGCAACTTTAATTAATAAGAAAAAATATCCTGTAATTGAACCTATTCAATCAAGAGGTGTATTTGAATTAAAAGAGACACTCATAGTTGGTACTACAATTACAGATTTAAAAGTCATAGAGGTAAGAAACGATTACATCAAAATTGATGGAAAGTTCAAATTAAGAATTGGTGATAGAATCAAAGGTGAATTAAGTAATGTATCTGCAGAAATTACTGGTTTAGTAGATAATCAAGCAAAATTCACTACTGATTTTTCTAACAGACAAGAATATGGATGGTTAGATGATATTGGTAAATTAAATGAAGATTATCAGGTAATCCCTGACAATGATTATTACCAGAACTTATCTTATACAGTTAAAAGTTCAGTCGAGTGGGAAAAATTTGTAAACCCTGTAAATCGTTTAGTTCATCCATCTGGACTCAAGAATTTTGCTGATACTGCAATCACATCTAATCTAGCAGTTGGATTTGGTAGTGTTCGCCCATCAAATCAGACGGTTGTTCTTGATGTAGGTAATATTCTTGAACTCAGAGATAAACAAAGAGTTGATGCGATTAATAATTTTGATTTTGCAAGGGATTTTGATACAAGAATCAATGGATCTAAGTTCTTAACATTCCAGAATAGAACTTTAACTGACTTTACAAGATGTAAAACAAATAGAGTCTTGTTACACGATGACATAAGTGAGGGTTTCTCTAGTGATGGGTTTGAAAGTACAAATACAGTTATTGAACCATTAGTTGAAGATTTTGGAAATTATCTTGTTCAGATTGTTGACCCTGATACTTTTGACACACAATTTACTGAAATTGTAACTCTAACAACTGAAAGCAATGCATTTATCCTTGAAAAAACAACTGACTTTACAACAGTCAAGTTAGGTGATTTTAATACAGAAATTTTAGCAAGTGGAACTAAAAATTTAGTATTTGAACCAACAGAAAAGTTTATCAAAGATCATGATATTAAATTATTAAAAATTGATTTCAATACTGATTTAACTGGTATTGGAACAAATGGTATTGGTAGTATTGACTTAACTGGTGTAAATGCAGGTGTCGGAAGCACTACAATTGGATTTACAACATCATCTATTCTTGAAGTGCCTAGTTATGATTTTAATTCATTGTATGCAACTATTTTTGTTCAGGATAGTGTAACTAAAGAAATTAATTACAACGAGGTCATCGTTGATTTTGATGGAACTGATACAACAATCGCAGAAACTTATGTTGATACAAAATCAGGATTAAGTAATAGTGTGGTTGGTGTTGTTACTGCTAAATTTGAAAATAATTTAATTAAATTACAGTGCTTGAATGATAGAGTTAATACTCTTGATGTAAGAGCAAATATTGTAGGATTGGGTTCCACTGCTGCTGGTATAGGAACATATCGTTTCTCAGTTGCTGGACAACCAGCAGGTGCTGAAAGAAGTGCTAGATTAGAGTCTGGATACGTCACTGGAACTGCAAGTACAATCACATATGCAACACTTAATAAGTTAATAGACAGTAGTGCCAAATCACTAATTAGAGTATCTTGTGGTGAAACATCTGCAGTTCATCAAGTTATATCAATTCGTGATGCTGATGATATTCTTACTGTTCAGTATCCATTTGTATCAGCAGGTTCAACAACTGGTATTGGAACATTTGGTGGTGAAATAAGTGGTGATGATATTAATTTAAGATTTTATCCTGATGCTGAGTTTGAATCTTTAATTGAAGTACAATCATATAATCAGATTTTGTATACAGCGAGTGATTTTGATAATACACCTCCTGATTTAACTTATGGAACAGTTAATCAAAAACTATTCTTATCAACTTATGATGGTGCTGCTGGACTCAGAGCAAATAAAAAAGACTTTGTATTAAAACATGAGGGAGTTCCAATCTACTCAAAAACATTTAATCCATCTGGAACAATCAGTACAACAACAAGCACAATAAACATTAACAGTCATTTCTTTAATACAAATGAAGAATTAACATATACACCAGATTCAACATTCATAGGAATTGCTGGTACTGCTATTTCAATCGGTTCAACTGCTAATATTGCTGGAGTAGTTACAACATTATTACCAAGCACAGTTTACGCTAAAGTTCTTGATGAAAATAGATTTGAATTATATACAAGACCTGAATATGTCGCATCTGGTAACGCTGTAACATTTACAGGAATTGGTGCTGGTAATGCTCATAAGTTGTCAATGAGAAAACAACTTACCAAAACTATTATTGGTTTAGACGGTGTTGTACAGCAACCAATATCATTCACATCTATCACTCATACTTTAGGAGTTTTTGATGGATTTACACATAATGCGACTGTAGGTATAGGATTAACACAATTTGTTCTAAGTGGAGTTAGTTCTGTTGCTCCAAGAGATTTCCTTAAAATTGATGATGAGTATGTGAAAGTAACAGAAGTTGGATTCTCAAGTACTCCAACAGGTGTAATTAATGATGCTACTGATGTAGCACTTGGTATTGCGACTCTACCAGTTGTAAAAGTTGAAAGAGCACAATTAGGTATCGCAGCGACTACACACTCAGCAAACGCAACTGCAAGGGTTCACAGAGGTGCTTTTAATATAGTTGACAGTAAAGTATTCTTCTCCGATCCACCAAAAGGAAATAATAGATCAAGAAGAGATGAGACTAATTTACCATTTGTAAGAGCAGACTTTAGTGGTAGAACATTCCTAAGAAGTAACTACACAACAAATATGTTGTTTGATGATATCTCTGACAACTTCACAGGTATAGGTAAAACATATACCTTAACTGTTGGTGGTGCAAATACTTCTTCAGGTATTGGTGTAGGAAATGGTGTTCTATTCATAAATGGTGTATTCCAGACTCCTAAGACTGTTAACAATACTGGAAGTAATTATGAGTTTATATCAGATACAACTGCTGGAATATCAACTGTACAGTTTAGTGGTATCACATCTACAAATGGTGATTTCATAGTATCAGAATTTGATATCAATCAAAACCAAGTTCCAAGAGGTGGATTAATTGTTTCATTGGGTTCAACACCAGGCACAGGATACGCACCACTACAAGGAGCAAAGGTAAAAGCATTTAAAGATGCAAATGGTGGAATTACAAGTGTTGTTGGTATCGCAACATCATCTGGTTTCAATCTTGGTATCCAAACCGCTGCTTATGATAATATTACAGGTATTATAACTGTAACAACCAATAAGGTACACGGTTTTGCACTTGAAAGACCAAATACAGTTAAATTAAAGAATCTAGAATTTAGTTGCGTAGGATATAGTGGAGTTACAACAACTATATTCCAAGATCATGAAAGACCCTTATTCTTGGTAGGTATTGTATCTGATAGAACATTTGAGGTGCAAGCAGGACCAAGCACTATTGTACATACTTATGTTGGTGGTGGAAATGCATTTGAATTCTTTGAAGACCTAACATTCGGTTCAGGATATCGTGGTGGATCTGTTGCAATTGGTGTTACAGACCAAGCATATGTACATAGATTTGTAAGTGCTGGTATTGGTTCAATTCGTAAAGGTAATTTTGCAGCAACAGGAGCAAATTCTTTCACTGCTACAAACGCAGTTTATACATCTCATTCAGGACAATTAGTTCTAACAATTCCTAACCACGGATTATCAACTAGTGACACTGTTGGTATTGACACTGGTGGATTAGTATTCAAATGTTCAAAAGATAACTTCTTCTCTGACCATCCATATCCTCGTGCAGTATCTAAGACAAGTTTCCCTAATTCTGATCCTATCGCTGGAATACAAACTGCTATCACAGCGACTACAACTAATACAATT